GTTATAGCTCGAGGCGTACACGCGGATATCACGAGCCGCCAAACTCGATGCTAGCCCGATCTGGAGGATCTGGTTCTTTATCATCGACATATTGACGGACCCGGTCGGGACGTCCCCCTCTGGGTCTATACTGAACGAATACGTATAGAAAACTCGGTCAGGGTTTCGGGTGTGGTACTCGAGGGCCTGGATCGTACTGAGGAATATGGGGGTCCCGGCGTCACCCGAGATTCGTTCGGTCGAATTGAAGAATAAATTCAACTGGACCAGTTGGTCGCCTGTCCCGAATTCCGTTTGGGAAATGTCACCACTCGCGACGGGACTAAAGTCGTATCCAAGGGCCGTGTTGTTCTGGATCAAGAAGAATAGCTCCTTGACTGGGTTCACAAACTGCAGGAGACACTGGACGTTAGAGGTTCCGACCGGAGCGAAGAACGCCTGGCGCTGAACCTGTTCTATGTGATGCATCTGTGGCTTGGACTTTATGAACTGGACCTCGGGGTCCGACAGGTACGTGTACTCGACATGGAGGTACGACGTGACCGGTTGATCGTACACGATGCTTGGGTACGTGAAAAGGACCGACGGCGCGAACGAGATGCGGAAGAACACGGGATCCTTGATGGTGCACAGGGGCAGGCCATTCCCGAGGCACGAGAACGGCAGGGGGATAGTATAGGTCGAGGCTGCCGGGTAGTACGTCGTCTTGTTCGACACGGGCGATTTTCCTATGAGACCCTGAAGACTCGCCTGCTTTCCAGTCGGAACCTCGAGGTCGAACTTCATCTCGATGAATTCACCGTAAATTCGTTCGATGAGAAGGTTCCCTATATAAAGTTCGATAAAGTCTATCATGAGTGTCCCGACCGAGTCTAGGACTTGGGTCGACCCCAGGTCCGGGAACAGAACCTTGAGGTACATGGCCGTGATGAGATCGCCCGACTTGGGAATGTAGATTATACTTTCCTGACCGAAATTGACGACGCCGTTATCGAACTGGACCTTGTCGAGCCGGGTCGAAAACTGAGTCGAACCTTGATATTTCTCGACGAAATATGTGACTTCCGGATCGGCCGAAAGGGCCAGATCTTCTTGGCCTAAAAAAGCCAACGAGGCTCGGCCGGCCATCTCTAGTAGTTGGGGGGAAAAGAAAAGAGGACTGGGATCACGAATGGGGTCCTGCGGACCCCCTCGGCCTCTAGACACTCTGCGTCCCGGAGTTAAACATGATGCCGGCCATGCCGTTCTCGATACGGAGGACGTTGTAACTCACGGCCGTGACCCGAAGCTGTTTCGCCTGATAATAGGGTTCGGTCTTGAGCTCGAGAAGGATCTGGCGGATGCGACTCATGTTGATGTGGCCGCGTGGTTTGGGGCTCCCAGGATCGGTCGTGAACGGGTACATATAGAAGCGTCGGGACGGGTAATTTGGGTAATGGACGAAAGGTTGCAGGGACCCGAGGAACAGAGTATCGGTCGTGTCGGCCGTGAACGCCTCGGCGCCGTTGAGCGTCAGGGCCAGACTCGAGAGGCCGTTGTTCGTATAGTCGTAATTGGGGTTGGTTGTCGGCTGGACGACAAAGAACAATTCACGGACTGGATTAAGCAATTTCAACTGAAAAATAGCGCTTCTAAAAAATGGCAAGAGGTCGAAGTTCTGGTACTGACACTGTGTGATGAGGTAGTCGAGCCGGTGAGACTTGAACCAGTTGATTTCTGGTTCGGACAGATAGACGTACTCGACCAGGATTGTCGCGTCGAGTGTAGGATTCGGTAATGATATCGATGCGAGTTCCGTGAAGTTCCGGAAGGTCACCCAGACCTCGACGTCCTGGCGGTCGAGCGCCGTGATCGGAATCGAAAGCTCTGGATTGCCGTAAAAGTAAAAGGGCAAGTTCGTGTAGTACGTCCGGGTCGAGTAGACGTTCGTCGTGTCGTACTTTCCGGTCAGGAGGGTCAGGCCGGACTGATTCTCGTACGGAACGTTGAGGTCGTTCCAGAGTTCTATGTACTCACCGGTCAGCGTCTGGATGGATTGGCCGCCGATCTTGAGCTCGGCCGACTTGATGGCCCATGACCCTACCGAATCATTGTAGTTGTAATTTATAGTCTGAATTGTGTTCGAGGCGACCGGGTACACGGTGATGAAGCTGTTCGCGCCTAGGGTCTGAGTAGCACCCGAAGTGGATATTATAGATATGCTGGCCGTCGAGAATGGCGTCGTGACGTCGAGGGGCAGAGTGAATGTATAAGGCGGCAAAAGTCCGACACCGACGTTGTAGCTCGTCGTTCCGAAAGATACGCGTGAAATAGGGCTCGTGCCAGATATGGTCGCGGTCATCATATACACGCCCGTGTTTGAAAATAACACGCTATTTTGACTCGTGATTGAAATGAGATACGAGTTGCCAGTGGTCGTGTAGTCCGTATTGATGTTGACGTCCCCATTCAGGATCTGTGGGACTGGTGCGTTCAGCAACAGGCCGTTATACGGAAGGACATAACCCGACTGGGTTCCCGGATAAACGCCAAACTGACTGAATGCGACGAACGTGCTCGCGTCGAGCGTCGCGGAAGTCCCGGACGTGAGGCCGATGTTGAACGCAAACTTGTCGGATGTGCTCCGGACCTGGATCGGCATCGAGAAGAAGAAGGTCGGGTCGCGACCCTGGGAGGACATGTCGTACGAAAAAAGAACGTTCGAGATTGAATTTACATTACTAATTGAGACGTTCGAGACGTACTGCCCCGGTGCCGGATTGACGAGCGCGATGGAACCGGACGCGAGGTACATACCCGTGCCACCAGGGAAGCTGAATGACGAGTCGGTCTCTAGAGCCATGATCGCATTCTGGGGTGTGCTGGCCCCATAAAACGGCGCGCGCGAGTACTGGGCCGAAAGGGCCGTCGAAGAGTTGTTGAACTTGTAAAATTCTTCGACCGGATTGATCGAGATCCATGACCCCGGGAGGATGACCGCACCGACCGACGAAGTCACGTAAAAGTAATAGTACTGTGACGCATCGTTCACGTTGATCGGGAGGACGATCGGCATCGATGGGTCCGGTGACACACGACACGTGTACGTATACGTATACGTGGGCGTACCAGAAGGGACGCCGTCCACACTGGTCGAGCCGTACGAGATCGTCGCGAGCGAGCCGACATCCAGGTTTATCGATGCACGCAACAGGTAGTACCCCCTACCGCCGAATCTCACGCGACCCGACGGCGTCACGATGAATGCGGTCAATTTTGGATAGTAATTATTCCAGACTCCCGGCGGGACGCTCGTTTCGTCTGTGAGGTACAAATAGGACCTGGTCGTTCCTACGGCCTGAGACCCTACGGCCTGGAGGAACAGGCCCGTCTTTGGATCGATGATACCGGGACTCTGGAGCCAGCCAGATTGTTCGAGCGTAAAGTCGGCCGGCCGCGATCCGGACACGGTGTAGACGAGGTTAGATGCGTTATTCGTCCCGACCTTCGGATCAAATCCCCAGAAGACTCCAAAAGTCGTATCGACCTCGACGCTCAGACAATTCGAGAATGTGAATTGGTTCGTGACCGAATCGTAAGAGACGTAATAATTGAGATCGCCCGTGAGCCACGACGGTGAGTTGATCGTACTATAATACGAGACGTTGCCGAGCAAAGGAACTTCTGTGTACGAGCGGACCCCGCCCAGGTTACTCACAATGAAATGAGGCAGGTAAGAGATGGAGGATGGACCGGGCCAGGTCCAGTTATTGCCAGGGTTCGCCAGGGCCGGTAAATTCATTTTGAGAGTCAAGCCTCGTATGAGATCTCCTTTAGGTGGAATCTTGCATATATTAAGAGAGCCGTAAAGTACCTGCTGACCCTGAAAAGGGATGTCGTACGCCTCGAGAACGAAAGGCGTGTGACGCTTGTACACGCCTGAGAAGTACGTAACCTCGGGCTTTCCTGTGAGATATGCGTCCTGTTGTCCAATTGCGGCCAGCTGGATGTAACCAGCGGACATTCCTAGTAAGTTCGCAGAACTTATTTACGGCACCACCCGCGCGCCTCAGGCCAGTCTT